GAGTAACAATGTTGTTGAAAACCTTGCGTGTATTTCCGCTTCAAACCATTCTAAACTACATGCAAAAACGAATAAGTGGGTTGGAAGCGAAGCAAACAAGAAGCAACTACGAGAAGCAGGGAAACGATCAGCAAAATTACGCAAGGGTAGTAAACTTATCAACGGGAAATTTGTGTCCTGTATATGATATAACCGTAAGCCATCACCATTGTTATCTGGCAAACGGGTTGTTGGTTAGTAACAGTGATGCATTCAGACAGTTTGCACAGATAAGCAGTAGGCTTAATGCTACTAGTGAGACAGGTAACAGGGATCAGTTGGACTACTTTGAAGAAACAAGAACAAAAGCTAAAAATAGATTTACATAAAATGATTATACATGGCGATTGTTTAGAAAAACTTAAAGAGCTTGAAGATAACTCGGTTGATACTGTAATAACAGATCCTCCTTACGGATTATCGTTCATGGGAAAGAAATGGGATGATGATGTACCTAGTATAGAGATATGGCAAGAGTGTTTGAGGGTACTGAAACCAGGTGGCACAGCATTGATCTTTGCAGGTAGTAGAACACAACACAGAATGGCTTGTAATGTAGAAGACGCAGGGTTTATTTTGAAAGATACTATTATGTGGTTGTATGGCTCAGGATTCCCGAAAGCTACTGATATTAGTAAACAGTTGGATAAGAGGAATGGGAGGTATTTTGATGAAAGATTTAAAGAATATTGTAACGAGAAACGCAAAGAAAAAGTGTATACACTAAAAAAAGTTAATGAATTAATGGAGAGTGCCTTAACAGGTGGTGGATTTGCGAGTTGTGTTATGGGTGATAAAAAAACCAATGAATTGCCTACTTTGGGAATGTATATAAAGCTAAAGGAAGTTTTAGATTTGGATGACAGGTTTGATGAACTTATTAAAAGAGGAGAAGCAGAAAGGGAGATTATAGCCCAAAAAAAACAAAGGGCAAATAGTGAAAATTCTAATATAAAAATGAATGCAAGTGTAGGTGATTTAGAAGATATCACTCAACCATCAACACCCGAAGCCAAACTATGGAACGGTTGGAAGTCTCACGGCCTTAAACCAGCCTATGAACCAATTTTGGTAGCCCAAAAACCTAATGACGGAACTTATGCAAACAATGCTCTTAAACACAAAGTGGCTGGGTTAAACATTGACGGAGCACGGATTAAACCAGAGCAAAAAGGAGCTTACAAGAACTGTGATAGTTGTGGAAAGGAAAAGTATGTAAAGAAATGCTTTCTTGATAAGTATAAAAATCATTTTTGCAATGCAGAATGTAGGCAGGAATTTCAAAAGAATCGCAATAAGCATATTTGTAATATTTGTGAGAATGAATTTGAAGCACCGAAAAGTCAAGGAGATAGAAGCACTTGTTCAGAGAAATGTAAAGGCGTTTGGGTGTCTTATTTGCAAGCAGAAAGTAATGGATTAAATAATCTTGAAAAACGAGGTAGTGAGATATTAAGAGAACTTGGCGTTGAGTTTGAAGAACAATCTTTAATAGAAAAGAAGTTCTTAGTAGATGTGTATATCCCTAAAGATAAACTGGTTATTCAATGGGATGGAGAATATTGGCACAGTAAACCAAAAAGGAAAGCACTTGATAAAAGCCAAGATTCTTATATGAAAAAGTGTGGGTATAAGGTATTAAGATTTACAGATAAAGAGATTTATTCAGACCCAGAATGTGTCAAAGAAGAGATTAAGAACGCAACAACACAAGGCAGATTCCCAGCTAATATAATACTAGATGAGGAAGTGGCAAAAGATGAAGAATGGAAGAGGTATTTCTACACAGCTAAGGCTTCAAAGAGTGAAAGAAACGCAGGGTGTGAGGGGTTGGAGGAGAAGGTAGGTGGTGGTATGGCTGTAACACAAGACAAGACATTAAAAACTGGTTCAGGGAATGAAAGGAATAATTTGATGCGAAATTCTCATCCCACTGTTAAACCTCTTAAACTAATGGAATACCTATGCACACTAACTAAAACTCCTACTGGTGGAATAGTGCTAGACCCATTTATGGGTTCAGGAACGACAGGTGTAGCTTGTAAGAATACAGGTAGACAATTTATAGGAATAGAAAGAGAAGAAGATTATATAAAAATAGCCGAGGCTAGAATAAATATTTAACATAAGATATGCCAAAAAGCATTTACAGTATCATTAACGATTTTGAGGAGGACTTTGATAACAACTCCGTGACTATTGTTGACGGATACGAATTTAGTCAATTAGACACAATTAAGAAGATCAATCGTTATTACGCTGGTAAGTTTGATACAGGTAATATAGACGAGTTTGGTCGTAAGTTTTTTTATAACTTTACTAAACCGAGGGTGAAGAATGCACAGAAGAACATTGACATAGATACAAAGAACATAGAACTAATGGCCATGAAGCCTGAAGACTATTCAAAGGTGTGGTTACTTCGTAGAGAGCTTGAGATCTATATGAGAGACACCAAGCTTGGAAAGAAGCTTAATGAGATCACAGCAACACTACCTAAATATGGTACAGTTGCGGTCAAGCGTGTAGGTGGAGACGAGATCTTTGAGATGGTAGACTTACGGAACTTTAAGAATGATATGACTGCTAGTAGCTTAAAGAACAGTTGGCGGTTAGAAGAACATTATTACACTCCTAGTGAGTTAAGAGAGAAGAAAGGCTGGGATAAAGAGAACATTGAGAACGCTATTGAGAATTTTAGTACATATAGAAAAGAAAACTATGTCACGAGTAAAGATAAGTACGAACCACAAATGGGCAATGCTAAGTTTATACGAGTGGTGGAACTTACTGCTGAGATGGAAGAGACCTTCCTAACAGACGACTATGATGATACAGATATAGTGCCACAGATGTGGGTTGTAGTAATGCCTGAAGGTACAGGTCAACAGAAGACTGCAGGTGACGGATTAAAACTATTTAGCGAGAAACTAACAACAAAAGAGTATAGAACGAAGTTATATAAAGAAGTACATTATGACAAGGAGGTAGGTAGATGGCTCGGATACGGTATTGTAGAGGATATGTTTGAAATGCAGGAGTTAAAGAATACACAAGTCAACTATGAGATCAAGGCAATGGAACTAGCTAACCTTATCTTACTAGCTACTAATGACAAGAGCTTCGCAAAGAATGTATTAACTGATCTAATGAGTGGAGATGTTATACAGGTAGAAGGAGCTATTAATAGAATACCTACAGAAGTACGATCAATGAATGTTAATAGTGCAGTAGCACAACAAGTGGATAGTTTAGCAAATGAGTTAGCAAACAGTTTTGAAGCTACCACAGGTGAGACAATGCCTGCTGGTACACCATTCAGACTTGGGTTGATGCTTAACAGAAACGCAAACAAGTTGTTTGACTTCATTAGACAGAACTATGGTCTATTCCTAGAAGAGCTTGTACAAGACTGGATCTTACCTGAACTGATGAAGAAGACTAGTCAAGAGCATATACTTCAAATTACTGATAAGGCTGAGTATGAATACCTAGCAAGAGAGGTTGGTAAGAAGCAAGCATGGGATGCAGTAAAGAACATTGTGATGGATACAGGTAAGTTCCCAACAGCAGAAGAAGCACAACAGATAGAGGACATGCTAGTACAACGAGCAGTATCTACTAATGGAATGGCTATCAACATCTCTAAAGACTTTTATAAGGATGTAGAACTTAAGGTGGTAGTAACAGATGAGAGTCTGGATAAGGCTGAACGAATAACAACGCTTACTACTATCCTACAACTACTTGGAGCTAGTCCACAGTTGGTTAATAGTCCAGTATTGCAAGAGTTATTGAACCTATCAGGATTAAGTGAGATAGATATCCAGAAACAACAGGCACAGGTTGTACAGCAACTACAACCACAACAAGCACCGTCAGGACCACAGGGAGCCATAGGAGCTCCTACAGGGCCACCTGACGCTAATATAGCAACAGAATAGTATGGATACATCAAAGCTAGAAAGATTAGCAGAGAGCGATTACTTTGATCTAGTAAAAGAACTGTTCAAGGAGGTAACAGATAAGTTGATCTCAAAAGAGTATGGATCAAGGATAGCTGGGGAGGTTGCATTGGAAGCGTTGAGTAGAGAGAAGGCGGTAAAGATCATAAGTGAAGTAGTAGGTGTAATAGAGCGTTCAGTAGCCAACCGAAAGGAAGGCGAGAGACGATCCTTTAAATAATGGGAAAAAACCCACAATAAATTAAATAGGGAACAAACCCTCAAAAACTATATGATAGAAGACATCAAGGACAGCGTAGAGCCTAATGAAACAAGCGTAGATGAGCAAACATCTAATGAAAACAATGAAGACCTAACTCTATCAAGTGAAGAGTTGGACATGCTAGACGATGATACTTCAAAGAAGTTCCAGACAGCTATTGCCCAAAAGCAATACTGGAGGGACAAGTTCAAAGAACAAGAGGAAGCTTCAAGAAAGCTTCAAGGTGATCTAGAGGCCTTAAAGCCTAAGGAAGAACCTAAGAAGGAATCTAAATCTAGCGAGACCAAGGTGGAAATTGATAGACTAGCTGCTTTAGAGGTAAAGGTTGACAACCCTGAACTAACCATGGGTCAAGTCAACATGGCTATAAAGTACGCAACAGTTGAAAATAAAACACCACAAGAAATAATTAAATCACCATACTTTCAGTCTATGGTGAATGAAGAATCTCGTGAGAACAGAGTTGAAGATGCTATTACTAATTCTACTGATAGAACTGGTACAGGCAACTTGAGCTTTGAAAGAATTGCCGCTGATGAATCTGGTGAGGCGTATCGTAACTTAACTTCTGAAAAGAAGACAGAGTTCCGAGCGTACCTTGAAGCAAATTCAGATAGTGGTGGAATGAAGTTTATGAAGAGATAATTTATTCTCTTATGGCCTGAAGTATTAAACCAAACTTTATGGCTAATTCCTTAACAGCTCTAAATAAGGAGGTTTGGTCAGATGAAATGCAACTTGTCAGAGAAAAAATGACAGTAGCAATGGCACTGGCTAACACCGAATTAAGAGCAAAGCTAACCGATGGGGACAAAGCACACAAACCTTATCGTTCAAACTTATACGCAGTTAATTATACTAAAGCAACTGCACTAACAGCACAAGATGTATCAGCAACTGATGAATATTTAGATGTTGACCAGATCAAGGCTGTACCTATTTACTTGGATGACATTGATGCTATCCAGAATAGTTATACAACACAAGCAAGTTTCGCAAGAGACATGCAAGAAGATCTCTCTAGACAAATGGATGCTGCTTTCTTGGCAGAAGTTACTAATGCTACATCTGATATAGATGACGGTGACATTGGTGGTACTGCAGGAAACTCAGTAGTAGTTTCAACTTCAAATGTTAATTCTTTATTTACTGCTGCTTCACGAAAATTGAACCAGTTGAATATAAAGCAAGACATGCGATATGCTGTTATTACTCCAGGTATGTTGGAACAAATCCAACTTTATCTAGCAGGTAAAGACACAGATTTCGGAGACGAAGTTGGTGCTAACGGACTAGTAGGACGAAGATTCGGATTTGAGATTTATGTTTCAAATAACCTACGATTCTCAGCTACTTGGACTCCAGCAAATAACCCAACAGACGGTGATACAATTGAAATCAACGGTGTTACTTTAGAGTTTAAAGCTGCTCCTGCAACTGCTGGTCAAATTGACATTGGTGGATCAACTGCTGTTACAATTGATAACATTGTAACTTTATTGGATGACCCTACAACAACTACAGCTACAGGTATTGCTTTATCAGCTGATAGCCAAGCTTTATTAGAAGGATTGGAAGCTACTGACGGAACAACTACATTAGGTATTGTTATGCCTGGTGGTGGTGAAGTTGCTGTAGAAGCTTCAGAGACCGCAGATCCTTGGTCCGCAGAAACTGTATACTGCATGTTCGGCCGAAAAGGCGCTATTGACATGGTAGTACAAGCTGCTCCTAGTCTAAAGATTCAGGACGCAGAACTAAAATTAGGTGTATACTTAATCGCTTATGACCTATATGGTCTAAAGACATTCAGTGATGGTGCTGATGCTCTTGTTGAGGTTAATGTAGAACCTGCTGTGTAAAAATATAGAGGGGTGGTCTTATGGCCACCTCTCGTTTAAGTAATAATTCATGTATAGACCTTTGGGTAAGAACTTATTAGTCTCTATACATAATAAAATTTATGGCACAACCAAGAGGAAAAATATTTAATAGACCAATAACAGCTAACTATTTAGGTGCTGCTGGTCAACTAGTTACTATCGGAACCACAGAGGTAAAGATAGAGATGGTAGATGGTGACGGGCACATTTTACTGTCAAGTGGAACAACGGTTCCAAGTTCATTGGCTGGCTTTTCAAAAGCTGGTACATTCAGGAAGACTGATGCGGGAGCTGCGACAGAGGGGTTGTATAGAAATACAGGTTTAACAACTTCATGTACATTTGAAGCGTTGGATTCTATTGTGGCTGGCGAAATTGCATTAGCTGATGGTGATTTGTTAGTTGGTAACGTATCAGCCGTAGCCGCAGCAGTTACTATGAGTGGGCATACCACTATGGATAATCTGGGTGAAGTAACAGTGTCTTCAGCTATCCCTCTAGTTGCAGACCTCTCTAATGGCTCAGGCGAAGTTACAATCATCCATACAGATGACGGATCGGAGGGAGCAGAACTAATCCTTTACCAAAACTCAGCTTCACCAGCTGCAATGGATTCTATAGGTCTTATCGGCTTCGAAGGAAAAGATGACGGTGGCAATGTTACTGAATATGTAACAATAGAAGGTATCATTGCAGATCCAACAGGTGGTGCAGAATTGGGTGGTTTGCTAATTGGCGGACAAGACGGTTCAGGTTCACACTCTGAATGGATGTCTATTCTTAGAGAATCTACAGAAGTTAAGCTCTCAGCTTTCAACAGTGGCGATAGTTTTACAATAGATACAGACGGATCAGGTGATATTAACTTAAGTCCAGGGGGCGCAAGCAACGTGGTCTTAGATGGCGGTATTGTCTATGGAGAGAGGACAACTACTTCAGGAGCAGGTGCAGTAGCTATTACTGGTGGTGTTCACGAAGTGACCACTACTGGTACAGGTGACGCACTTACTCTAGCTAACGGTACGGCGGGTCAAAGACTTTGCGTTGTATACGTTGCCGAAGGAGCAGGTGGAGACACAGCAGTTATCACTCCTGCAACTCTTGCAGGAGGTTCAACTATCACTTTAAACAACTTAGGTGATTCATGCGATCTAGTATATTCCAGCACAGGTGGTTGGTATGTACTTGGATTAGGTGGAGCAGCCGCAGTTGCTTAATTGCTTCTCAATGTCCCCCCTTTTATTAGGGGGGGCTTAATAAATAAGAATAAATATGAATAAAGATTCATTAGTGAAAGTAGACGGTAAAGTTTCTACCTACAGAGAGTTAGATGCTCCTGTGGTAGTAGAAGCTGTTAAAGAAGTTGTTAAAGAAGTTGTTAAAGAAGAATCTAAGAAGCTTAAGAAGGTTGTTAAAAAAACCAGCAAATAACTGTTCTAACTAATATGTATGTACACAAATTAGCAAATGCAGCTGCAAGCCTTATTACGGTTACAGCAGCTGCAACAAGTTTGTATGACCTGCTAGACACAGCAGCAAGTACAGCCAACGATCTCCCAGGAGATTTAAACGCAGTAGATTTAATTGTTGAGGATGATGATATAAGAGTATTGTTTGATGGCAATACACCAACAGGTGCCAATGGATTGTTACTAAAAGTAACTAACATTTATAGCTTTAGAGGTGTTCCATTAACAAAACTAAAACTCATCAGAACCGGTGGTGACGCTAAGGTTAGCGTACAGGTCGGAAGATCAAACCCAGGAGAAAATAACTCATACAGTAAATACGCATAAATATGGATCATGGATTTTCAGAAGGAACAAACGGTAGTATTACGGTTGGAGGAGACTCTACTCTTGTTTTAGGCACGAAAACTGGAAGAAAATATGCCTTATTAGTAAATGATTCTGATGAAACAATCTATATATCCTTAGGGGCTGATGCGGTACTCAATAAAGGGATACCGCTATTCCCTTATGGTGGTTCTTTGGAGATAGATGGAGAACAGCCCTTCAAAGGTGTTGTTAGAGCAATATGTGCAAGTGGAGGAAAGAATCTAACTTACTTTGACGCATAATATGAAATATCATTTACCAGGCGGACCAAACAACAAGTTCATGAGGAGAGTAATGTTTCTTCTCGCAACAATATTAAGTCTTCAAATAATTAACATACTATGGGCTATGAGGAAGGTAGTGCTTGGGGTGTTCTAAACGCACCAATCGTAAACATACCGCACAATTTAGTAGTGGGTGGCGAAATCACTGAGAATGGGGCTCCAGTATTTACTGCTTCACAAACAACTAGAAACTTATATGTCAATGGAGCAACAGGATCAGATAGTAACGATGGCAGAACAAGTGGTACAGCATTTAAAACAATCCAAAAGGGTGTAAATATAGCAGGGTATCAAGCCAGCAATACGCAAACGGTAGTCAATGTAGCGGCTGGAACCTATACTAGACCTAACGTTATTGTTCCTATATATGCTGTTGGTGAAATTCTTGTTTTAGGTGACAGAACAACACCAGCAAACGTAGTAGTAGATGGTCGTTTAGATTTAGTTGAAACAAATACTGCATTTACTCATGAAAACAATGCAGCACTTTTGGTAATAGAGGGGATAACCTTTCATAGATATTTGGTGGGTGTTGAGCAATCAGGAACAAATGCTGATATTGGTGGGTGTGCTTTTACTGAAGCTGGTAGAGGTGCAAGTATCTCAGAAACAAGTACCGTTGAGTTTTTTGATAATGGTGTTTACAACACAACATTTGATGGAGAAACAACCTTTGGTGTTGGTTGGTTTGTAGTTGCAGGGACCCATTCAACGGCTACTGTTAGTGATGATATTATTGCAACAAATGTTGTTAGATTCATGAATATTCAATCATTTTCCAGAGGAGTAGTCTCTATCGGATATGACTTAAATATTACACATTTATCAACAACATCCCCAGCTACATTTTTTATCTCAGGCTCAGATATTTTTATTGGGGGTGGAGATATAATTGCAGACGGTAATCATGCTGTACCCGTAAGTGAAAGTTCATTTATGATACTTGGTAAAGGTTTAAATACAACTTCTTTAATTGGTGGTAGCACGTTCACATTAAATGATTTTGATTACGTGTTTAACCAAGGGTCTAGTACAATTGGAATAACTGATTATACAGATGACAGTACACACACATTTGTATTGACGAATGTTAATAATGCAATTAAGGCTACTGTAGGATCATCTGGTGCGGATTCAACATCTTTGATTGCACAAGGAGACCTAGAATTGGTTCAAAAAGGTTTCGATACTAGTGTAATTTTGACCCAAAAAATAGCATACTTTAACTGATAACTATTAACTATGGCTACAGGATTTACAATTAAACAATTAGGACAACTACGACCAGCTAATACAACAGCTACAAGTATCTATAGTCCAGCGTCAGGGGTGAACACGGACGTTAAGACTTTAGTGGTTTGCAACCAAACAGCAGCATCAGCAGATTATAGAGTGTTCCACGACGACAACGGTACTACGTATGACGAGACTACGGCCTTATTTTACGACGTAACGCTCTCAGCGAACGCAACGGACATACTCCCCCTTCACATTGGTATGGACGACGACAGCGGAAATATAGCCGTTAGAACAGACACTAATAACGCACTTACTTTTACTCTTTATGGTGGTGAATACAAAATATGATTATAAAAGATAAAATAGCGAATAACGACATAAGGATATTCTTCGTTGAGGCTGATACTCCACGGATGAGCTTACGGCACGAAGTGGACGGGGCGACTAAAGAAGTAACAGTCTACGCACGTGGTCCAAAGAAAGATCTGAAACGGTGGTATGATAATCGGATCAAGAAGAAATTTAAAGACAAAGACGGCTATGATAAGCTCAAGCTGAAATCTAAAAACCCTAACCCTAAAAGAAATGAGTAACTTCCGATCAAATTCATGGCGGACACCACCACAGTTGGAATTTGTGAATGACAATATCCATATTTCAGGGAGTGTCGGGATAAACATTGCTCCAAGAAATGATTGGGAGCTAGATGTGTGGTCTGACAGTGGTACTAACACCACATTTAGTATTGAGTTTGATGGTGGTGCAGAATTATTATTCCAGGCACAAGCTGCGTTTGCTACGTTTGGAACACAATCTAACCATGACTTTGCAATTCTAACTAATGCTACTCAAAGAATAAAAGTAGAATCCAGTGGTCTGGTAAAGATCGGTGATGTGAATGAGGTAACTAGTGCTTTATTACATGTTGAATCTTTAACTAATGATACTGCTTTAATGATTCAGGGTCATTCTACTCAAACTGAAAAGCTAACTGAATGGCGACAAGATGATGATACTATTGTAGCTAGCATTGATAATGATGGAGATTTTGTAGTGGGAAAGATTGACGCTAACGCTACATTAACTGACGTTGTTGCTGCAACGAACGCATTTGATTTCCAAACTACAGTAACAACTACAGCAAACAACGCTCAATCACATAGGGGATTTGTTTCATCAATTTCTTATTCTGGTAACGACGACCTGACACATTCTGGCGACTCATTAACAGGTGGTATCTTTGAGGCTGTATTCACAGGGTCTGGGACGGTGGCTGGTGTAGCGGGGCTATATTTCAACAGTACAAGTATTGGTTCAGGAACAATCACTGAAGGACTTGGAGCCGAGTTTAATCATACAATAGGAGTATTCGGTACTGCGGGTAATATGACGACAGGAACAGGTGCGAGATTCAAGCATGATAATCTAGGAGTTGGATCATTTGGTACATATAGGGGAGCTCATTTCGTCAATTCAGCTACGGCTACGGCTACAGCGTTATACGCATTTGATTTCGAGACTGACTATATTAGTAACAG